CCTAGTTTCGCATACAATGCGACAGGTTTGAGAATTTTGCCAAATGCAATACTCATTCCCTGTGGAAACTCGGTAGTTAGACCTTGGACCGATAGCAAATCGGACACCTTGACCAAGTGTAAATCTCCAAGGCGTGCCTGCACCTCACGTGCATGGCGCATCCACCTATAAAAAGAGTTGACCGAAGCTTTCGATGTTACCATCGTAAGCTCCGTGGCCGGATCGTAAACATTCCTCCAAAGAAATGGGGACATGACCGATTCGTCAACCAGCCCTTGGTACAATTCAGATGAAGAACCTGAAGTGCCTGGGCGTACCTCTTCAAATGGAACCAATTCCATTAAAGCCTGACGAGCAATCGACGGCAAGTCGCATTCTTTCGTGACAATCCTTGGATTCACGCCCTCTGCGATCTTGTTGTATGCCATCGACGCCAAACGTAGTTGATTTGCTCCCAAATTCAATTTCTCTTGAGAAATAGGTACTCCAAGACCACCCAAACAGGTGGGGAGACCCCAAGAAATATTGAATGGACATTCCTTCTCAATACTAGGTATCATACGCCTTAACCAAATCGAAACTAGCCTATCGCTAGTTTCGGGCCGGACAGCACCGGCCAGGCGGAGAAATTCTCTACAAGAGATACCATAGGAGGTCCAATGTCGGGGCTCACCTCCCTTACTCACTAAGGGAGAGCACAGACCGAAATTAAGATATGGCACATAAGTAAAACCTTTCTCGGGAGCATAATCATACAGCTCTGAATTCAACTGAATCATATGACGAGAAAAGTAACACTTCCCCACTGAAGGGGACATTCCTGCTTCTGCAGAAAGTGATTTCCACTCTGCATACTCACCGGAAGTATAAGCCATCCCACAATCATCACCATTTATAAGGACCGGAAGTGTCGAAAGACGACACCTCTTAAACTCTCTTCTCCTCCGGAGCGGAGCACTGCAAAGAGCAGCGTTCACGATACAAAGAATCGGAAAGCTTAAGGGCGAACCCATCAACTGACCATTAACTTGGGCCAGGATAGAGTCCTCATAATGGAGTCTGTGACCAACAAGGGATTTAGAGGCTAAGCGACGAAGCCAGTTCGGTGCTCCGATGCGCTCACAAATACATTTTACAACATACCGTGAGAGCCACTGCTTCAAATTATCTGTCGCCGCGGAGTAATCTCCGCTCACAAACGCCTCATCCCCAGCCAAACCTCTATTAAAGACTTTACTAAGTATCTCTGAGCTCATAGGAGTCCCCACCAACTGAAATGTTGCATGTGACTTGAGTTTACCCCAGAGATATTGTTGTAAGGGTTTTAAAACCCAATACGGAAAAACCGGACCTTTCGTTATGGTCCGG